AAGTTTCTAGTGCTGCTATGAGCTTCTTCTTACCTTCCTGTGTCCTCTTTTGTTCTGTTTCCATAATATATAATAGAAATTACTCGTATTCGTTTGGCAGCATTAGTCTTATGCCTAATTCAGTCATTGACCATATTCTTATTTGGTCTGCATATATCTCAAAGGCTTTGCTATCCATTCTCGCAGTAGACTTGACTACTTGTATTCCTACATTCCTATCGTTTATCTCTATACTATTCCATTCACTTGAGAACTTAACCTTTAGCAAATCGTGTATCTCGTCTGGGAAGTAACCTAGTTCGTTTGATAAGACTTGGACAATACAACTCCAATAATAGTTATTCTGCATATTGCTTCTTGTGTTTCTTTGTTTCTTTACATCTACTAAGTAGTCATTCCCTAATTCCTTTAAATAGCTTATCAGAGTTTGCTTATCTTTATCACACTTTATCACGAACTTCATTAGTCAAAGGATTCATTGATTCCTCTTTCGCCTACTAGCTTTTCTTTAGCTCCTGCCCATAAGTTATCTCTGTTCTTGCTTAGACTAGGCTCTGTTCTTTGAAGTGTAGGTATTCCTTCCGTTGGTACACTATCCATATAAAGACCACATTCACACTCTGCTTCCTTTGCTTCCCAATTTCCATCTCTAAAAACTATTGTAACCTTAGATAGTTCTCTAGTCTTTCCACATTCGCAAGTGTATAGTGTCATAATATTTTTAATTGTTTTTCCTGCTTATTTATTCTTTCTTCTGCAATCTTAAAATAATTCTCATCTTGCTCTATTCCTATAAACTTCCTTTTTAAATTCTTTGCAGCTACTCCTGTACTACCTGAACCCATTGTAAAATCTAATACTGTTTCGTTTTCGTTAGTGTATGTTTTAATCAAGTACTCCATCAGAGGTACTGGTTTTTGAGTAGAGTGTACTGTTTTAGAATTATGAACGCCTGAAATGTTTATATAGTTTTTGGGATAGCTTAATTTATAGTTGTAATCATTCGCCATTCCGTTTTTAGCAGTAGAGAAAACACCGTTCTTTCTCTCAACGCCTTTTGTATATTTTTCAGTTTTAAATATTTTTCTTTGTGATTTTTTTGGCTTATCTTCCATTATAGGATTGTATACTGGTGTCTTTTTTGAAAAAACAATTATATTCTCAATACATCTTAGGGGTTGTTTTTTCGCCAACATTGGATTGGATATTTTATTTTTATTCCATACCCAATCATATTTATAATTTTTAATATTACTCATTCGTAAAGCACTACTAAAAGGCTCAGAACCAAATAACACTATCGCACCATTAGGCTTTATAATTCTATTCAATTCTAACCACATTAATTCAAAATCTATTACACTATCCCACTTGCAAGCAGTAGTTCCATAAGGTGGGTCTGTAATTATAGCATCAATAGAGTTATCTGGTATAGACTTCATTACTTCTAAGCAATCTCCAAGTCGTAAGTCTATCATTTATTTAGTTTATCAAGTTCAAACTCTAAGTGGTTAATTGCTTTCTGTATGCACTCAATCGGACTATCGTGCTTGCGATTTGCTCTCAATAAATAAGTAACAGCCGTTCCGACATTATAGGATAAATCAAAGTCTTCTATAACTTTACGAGCTTCTATCTTATACCGACTTCCTATATAGTAGCTTGGTATTCTATTTTTTTTCATTTATTCTATCGTGTGCTAGTCCTCCTGTTCGTGTTTCTACTTTATCCATATTCCAAAGAAACTTTTCTGTTGTTCTGTTCTTAATTCTTGTTTCTATTATGCTCATAATAATAACTATAAAAAAGAAAATTGCTGTTAAGATGCCTAGTATTGTAAATATTATCATTGTGTTAAAAGTTTTAAAAGTTGATTACTTGTATAGATTCTTTCACTTCCTGAATAATTATCAAAGATGCAAGTAAAATTGTCGTCTTCCCAAGTCCATAAAGAATTGACATTATTCTTGATGTGTCCTTTTAATACCCACTTGATTGTCTTGTATGTTCTTTCCATTATTTTAAAATTAAAGTTATATGCAGTCCTTCTTGTTCATCTCCTGCATCTGATATTATTATCTTCATATTCTTATTGTATTGGGGAGGTAACCACACCCCCCCTTTACTACACAGGTCTGAAAAATTAAAAGCTCTTAGGTCTTACCCTTTATTGATTAATTGTTTCCTATGTATTCTTTATATATTTTTTTTATTCCATCAAAACAAGCAGCTATACAAGAACCACAGTTAGTTCCTGTTGAGTAGTTCGTGTTATGTAATGTGTTGTATATCTCTATCATTTTCTTCTTTGCCGTTTGGTCTTTAGCTCTACCTGTTTTCAAGTCTTCCCAAAGTAATACAATCTCAGCTATTATTTCTTCAGGTATATCTGTTCTTACTTCTACCTCTGTTGTTTTACTCCAATACTTCTGTGGACATTCCTGACTACTGATTCTTGCTTTTACTTTCATAAAACATAAGCACCTCTTACATTGACCAGAAGGCTTGAAGTAATAGACACAAGACTTACAGATACTTATTCTATCTTCATATATTTCTTTAGGTACAAAAAATTTATTCACTTAGTATATATTTTAATTCTGTTCTTACTTTGTCTATCGTTGTGAACAGGCTGTTTCTACTTATTCCTGTCTTACTAGCTAGACTGTCAAGCGTGTTTCCTTCATAGTAATAAAGTTCAAAGACTTTCTTATCATACCAAGTAAAGCCGTCTAAGACGCTATCTATCTTTTCTAGGCTAGTCCATACATATTCATCTGATAATTCGTTAGGCAGGTTGTAAAGGTGCTTAGAAGGTATTGTTTCTCCTGATTCCATTTCATCATAAGTAACTGCACTTGTTAAACTGTCTATGTGTGTATAATACTTCTTGTACTTATAAAAGTAATTACTTCGTGGACTTGTTAATGCTCGTCTTAAAGCTACTGCTCCATATCTTGTTACACCATCTATTCCATCTTTATCGTAAATCGTCTTCAAAGTAGTTGGATTCATCTGAAGTAGATAGAGCATAAGTTCCTGAACTGATTCATTAACTTCATTCTCGTCAGAGGTAAGTCCGTAAGCCATAGTCCTGAACTTGTCTGATAACTTAGATATTTCTTCGTATATATCAGTCATTAAAATAGTTTATCTTGTTCTATTTTACTCTCATTAATAATTCCTAAAGCTGAGTTTAAAATATGCAAACCTGTTCTAGGTTCTACGCTATTTCTTAAAGTTAATCCTGCTTTATATCTTGGAATTGGTATTCCTAAATATTCTGAAAGCTCTTCATTGCTGCTTCTTGTAACATCTATATTTTTTACCTCTAAATGCTTTACAGTAAAATTACTCCAAAAAGGGTGTCTACCTATAATAAAACTAGGCTTTACTAAATAATCATAATAAGGAATAACATTTTCAATAACATACTTACCCTTAAACCAAGACTTTAGTAAAATAATTTGTTGATATAATGTAACATCTGTATACTGCTTAATGTTTTGGCTATAACATAACTTACTATGAGTAGGACAAGGAGGACTGCTCCAAATAAAATCAAACTCTTTATAATGTTCTAAAAGATAGTAGTGTGCATCAGTTATAATAACTTTATCGTTTGGAAATTTACTCTTGTATATTCCTGCAATTTCAGAATTTATCTCAACAGCTGTAATGTCGTGTTCATCTCCCCATAGGTGTCTATTGCCCCCTATTCCAGCGTATAAATTTAATATTTTCATTCTTTAATTGGTTCTATCTTGTCAATCTTATTTACTGTGTCCTGTGTTAGTTCGTCAAGAACTACTCTGTAAGCCCTTACTACTGCTGCATTACTTCTTGTTTCTACTCCTGCAAAGAATCCGTTTGTTGCTACTGCTAAGTTAATTGGTATTATTAACAACCAATCCCAAAAGTTATTCTCCCTCTGTCCTTCTCCATAATGATTTGAATACTCCAAAATAATTTCAACTACTTCTAAATAATTATTGTATCTACTTTTTGTGCTGACTTCTTTTGCGAACTCTTTACACATTGTTATGTAAGTATCAATGATTACTCGGTGTTCATTATTTGCATAGATTGGTTCTGTCATACGCCAAAGATACTTAAATAGTTATGCAATTCCTTTTTCTTCTTTTAAGTTTTCAACAAGCTGTTTGTAATAACTTATTTGTTCATCATATTCTACTCTTGAAACTTTGTGAATTGTCCGAGCTAAGAATTCTAATTCTTCAGCCGTTCCATCTCCATACTTAGCATCTAAATTTATTCCGAACTTAAATTGTTCGCCTTGTGAAAACATATTACACTTAATACATTGAACCTGACAATTATCCTCGTGGAATCTTGTTGCTGTATGTTTCCTACTTTGAAAGTGTCCGTTCTGCATTCCGTCTTTATATCCTCTGACTATACCACAAGTAAAGCATTGAACCATACCATACTCATTAGCTTCTCTAAGTCTTATGTAAAGGCTAAACCATTTGTCAAGTTCCTTTTTTAATTTACTAATTGTTTTCATATCCTAAGTCTTTACGCCATTTGTCTTGCAATATGCCTTTCCTTAAGTTATACTTTTCCCCTCTGTATTTAGGTTCTTCTTCCTGAAGCTTTGCCCTTGCTCGTTTTATGCTTGGTGCTGATGTTAATTTATTAGCTGAATATAATTCAAGAAACTTAATGTAAGGAACATCAATATCTCCAAGACCTAAAGCACTCATTTCTTCAGCCCAAATATTACAACATAATCTATTGTCATCATCTCTTAGTGTTGGATATTTTACTATCCATTTTATGACTTTGTCTTTTGTTTTCATTTCTTTTCTTCTTTAGGCTTTCTAATTGATACCCAATTGTTAGGTCGGTATGTACTTGGCTGTTGGAATCCAAACATCATTTTAAAACTTCCTGTTTTTACAGGGTCGTACATTTCTTCTTTCTTCATCTTAATAATTTTATAGGTTCTTGATAATATCTTACTTGCTTAGGGTCGTTCCCTAATGTTCTTACTTGATAGGTTGCGTCATCAATTACTTTCTTGTGAGCATACACCCACTTATAAAAGGTTCTGATATTTAAGAATGGTTCGTCTTTTCCAAACCTTACTCCAATATGAAATGCATCTAGTATTTGATTCCAAGACATATTACCGAAACGCTTTTCCTGTATTAAGTCTGATGCAAATATCTTACTTAGACTTGCTACAGTTTGAGCGTCTGACCTATGACCTATTTCAACAGCTGTCTTAGAAATTAAATCGCAAACCTTTTCAGTTAGTTCTTTTAAGTTTTCTTTTTTTAGTGGTATCATAATAATTTTTTAGCTTCTTGCCAGACATTTATTTGAGCGTCCAACTTACTCATAGTTTTAGGTTTATTCTTTTCTCTGCTTTCCCAAGTTCTTATACAAGCCTTCCAATCCTTCATTTTATTTTTACCTATTAACCAATCTTTACTTTCGTAGAAGTCTATAAATGATTCTGCTTCTATATTATTTTTGCGTAAGATACAATAATTTTTAACTTCATCTAAAGTAGGTTTTTTAAAGAGAGCCTTTTTATTACTATCTGTAAGATTAGTATTATTTATATTTATATTAGTATTATCTGAAAGCTTTTCTTTACTAGGTATATTAACTAAAGTTATTACCCTACACTCTATTTGTTTACTATGTAGCTTATATTTGTTTACTCGCCTAATATGATTGTTATCTTCTAAATTCTTTAACCACTTTTGAATTGATACCTTACTAACTTCATACAGTCTGCAAAAGTATTCAGTAGAAGCTGTGCATTTACCATTCATATTGCATAAAGCAGTTATCTCAGCATAAAGCAATTTAGCGTTTGGTATTAATGCTTTACTGTATCTGACTTCAGCAGGGATTATTGCGTAGTAGTTAGGCTTTTCTTTCATTTATATAACTTTGTATTCATAATGGTAATCTTTTAGTGCAAACTTAATAATCTCAAGAACATTATAGAAGTCTTTATAATTTAATTTTAAATTAACATAAAAGTTACCTGACCTTAAAGCTAGTTCTGTATTGTAATTTTCAGATGAAACAATATTATGATTACTTAAATACTTTTTAAATGAAGCTAGACTTTTAAATACTTTATTTTGTTTTTTATTATTACAGTATGCTATGTAAACTTCTATATATGTTTTTCTATACTTTTCATAAGTTCTATAATTTGATTTGTGCATTTTTTCATAGTGATAAATTAAGCTTCTATCTCTATTTAACTCCTTTGCAATAACTGTTTGATGTACGTTATCTTCTAGTCTAGCAATCATACTTATAACAGCTCTAGGTACTTGGTATTTTTGCTCCCTAGATTTATTAGAAAGTGAGCCTTTAGGCAACCCTACTAATTTTGTAGTAAGGTTGCATAAGTTTTTAAAGTTATCTTCTTGTGTCATCTTAGAATGGTAAATCATCAGATTGAACAGGAGCAACTACTTCAATACCCATAATTGCAAAGTGGTAACCATCTATATTATGAAAATATCTTCCGTTGTATTCTCTTGAATAAACATTACATAAGATTTTAACTTCCATACCTACTTCTAGTTTATCTAAAGACTTTAACTTTTCATCACCAAAAGCACTTACTGCTACTTCGTTATTAAATTCTCCTCCTGTGTCAATTACTACTGTTTGCTTTTTCCAAACCTTTTCAGACTTACTGATTCCTGATTCTACTGCTAACTTTAATTTTACTGTTCCTGTTACTTCCATTTTTATTTTGCCTGTTTTTGCAGGTCTTTATTAATTAAATTATTATCCTTGAATCATTATCCCTAATGTTTCGGATTGTTTTTTACTCATTTTATAATTGTTCATTTTTCTTAAAACTGCTTCACCTTTTCCTGTATTGATTGCTTCTAACATTGCATTGTAAATATCAGTAGTCATTTGAGGTTTTGAAGCAGGTTCGTTTACTCTATTACTATCAGCGTCTTTTGTGTCATCTAATAAGAATAAGTTACCAAGTGCGTATTTCTTTGCATAACTGCTAGAGCTTCCAAACGATTGAGCTATGTCCATTCCTTTTCTTTCAGGATTTATACCTGCTTGAGCTTCTACAAATATAGTTTTTTCTCCATCCGAAATAGAAACTTTAGAATTTAAAACTAAGTAACCTGCAATCTCTTGTGTTGTTTCTGTTATTGTTAAGTAACAACCATACTTCTTTAAAAGTGGTTTAACAGCTTCTAAGATGTCTTCTGCACTTCTGTACTTATACTTACCAAAACTATTGAATTGGTTCTTAGGTGCTTTTAATTCGCTTTGTATAGCTATTAAATAGTCCTGCTTGTTTTCTGCTTTCATTATTTTAAATTTATTATTATTGGTGAGTTATTATTTTCTTTATAGTATTCTAAATATTCAGGTTTTAATTCTTTATTCCAAGAGTCCTGAAGCTGCCATCCGTAAGTCTTAAGCATTTCTTCAAACTTTCTATGTATTTGTAGTTCAGTTCCTATTATAATTACTGAACGATTATTATTACTCAAATCATTATTAAAATGACCTGACATTCTATCATAAGTATTAATCCCTGTTGCTAAGTATTGAGGTTTTAAATACCATTCTTCAGCAAGGACTTTCTTATTGTCTAATTGATAGCCCATAAACTTAGAATAGCAAGGCTCGTTGTAATCTATATAAGTAGTGTCTTCTAAGTATTCTGCATCTTGTATAGTCATATTAAAATATTAAAGAATCAATGAAACTAAATGTACCGCACATTAATAATATAAGGATTGAAAAAGCAGCCATAGTAAAAACTGTAAAAGCTATGTTCTCAATTTTTTTATTTCTTATTGCTTTTAAATTTTCCCACTTGTAATTTCCTAAAGAATTCTTAGTAAAGAATTGCTCCTTTTCGCTTTCGTTCATATACTGAACTACTTTGCTTTTTAAATTTGTAATCTTAAAGTTTTTCATTTTAATTGTATTGATTAATATGAAGCAAAGATATAAAAATATAATGTTATAAACACAATGATAAACAAAGTTATTAACAATTAAGGTGTTTACATCTAGGACGAACTTTATAGCTTGTCTAGTATATTTGTATTAAAAAGAAAAGAAAGTGCCTAAAACGGCTATAGGGCATACCTATAAAGGCATTAAAAGATTGATTGGTAGAGTTCCGTTATTTAATACTACTGCACAACCGATTGCTTGCTTCTTAAAGTTCTTAGCGTAAGCTGCAGCGTAAGTCGTAGAGTCTACACCACAACCAACTTGCATACCAAAGACTTTAAATCGTTTACCTACGAACCATTGAGTATAAGCTAAAGTATGAGTATGACCACAAACAGATGACATCAAGTTATTTTTTGCTTTAGCAGCACTTTGACCTCCTTCTCCGTGTTCAAAAAGTACATCATCATATACAACAGACTCGCACCAATTCCAATTAGGAGTTCCTAAGACTTCATTGTAAGACCTTATCCAAGCCGCAGGAATACCTCCTGACATAGCTTTACGGCTTGCCATTCTATCGTGGTTACCTATCATAACATCTGCATAAGGGAAAGCTTCATACCACTTAGCTATCTTCTTAATAGCAGTTTCAAGTTCTAGTCCTGAAGACATACCATCAGGGTCAGGTTCGTGATAGCTAAATCCGTGTGCGTCAATAATATCTCCAATGAAGATAACTTGATTACAATTATGAACTTTGTATTGTTCTTTGCACCACTCAAGGTAGCCGTCTAAACAGAAAGGTTCGTGCAGGTCGCCAATGACTAGAATATTTCTAACCTCTGACTTTCTCATTTCCTGAATAACGGCTATCTCGTTAGGCTTTAATCTATAACGATTATTTGGACTTCCCAAAATCTGCAAATGATTGTCCTCCTAACATAGCAAGTAATGACCACCAAATTTTAGATACTGCTTCTTCATCTGCACCCAGAAATGTTGCAATAAATGGAATTACAATAGAACTGATACCTAACCACACCTTTTTAGATGTAAGTAGTTTTGTGATAATGTACTTTTTCATAATTATTTGTTTTTGATTATTAAATTAATATTTTCAACTCCCAAATGTATTACTTCTTTGATTAATAAGTCCATAGCTAATGTAGAGTTACTAACAAAGTCTTGTTGGCTTCCTAGTCCTACTAGAATACAACCACTCGTATCTTTAGCTGTATTACCTCTGTGGAATAATATCCAATCCCTATCAGGCACATCTTGAACTAATAGATGTATATAATCCCTAGTTGCTGATTCTCTAGGAAGTCTAAGTCTTACAGGATATTCACCTTCAGGAATACAGCTTATGTTTCTTTCATTATTTATATATGGATTTTCAAGGGTATCGCACATCCTTTCACCATTTAAAAATAATTCACCGATAGTTGATTCTTCTGAGAATGTATCTCTAATCAATAAGAGGTTTATCATTTTTTTTTATCAAACTTAATGAATTTATATATTGTAAAAGTAATAGCCAAAACTAATGAAACAAGTGTTAATACTTGGTTACATTCTGTAATGCTAAAAGCTATTGCTGTACTATTTGCTAGTCCTACTTGAAGGCTGTCTTGCATTTGTTTTATTATTAGGCTTTTTATCCAAGTAGGACTTAAGCTTAGTTATGTTAATTGGTTTTGTTTTGTAGTGTTTCTTCATTAATCAGAAGCGTTTAAAAAGTTTCTTAAAGTAAGTCTTGTTCCTTGATTTTGAGGTCTTTCAAGGTTCATTCCATTATAGTATGCGTTTCTATCAGCGTCCACATCAGCACCACTTGCAGTACCATATTCAGGAAAAAGTGAGTTGTTATTACAGATATAAGAAATTAACCTTTCTGTGTAATATTCAGCCGTATTCCTGATTTCTTCACGCAAATGTTGAGCTTCTTCTGTACTAAGTGCTGTTCCCGTTTCGGAAGTCTTACTATATATGTTCCCGTTTTCGGTTTTAAAACGAAGGTAGGGTATGCAATCGTGAAAACTCCACGTACTAAGCATATCAGCTATATAATCGTCAAGCAGGGTTTTGTATGCAGCATTTACAACATCACCTATAGTTCCTGCTTGAATTAATGATTTTAATTTATTATACAATGGTGAGCCAAGTGCAGGTTCTACTCTAATTCGTTGGCTTTGACGGACATACGGGAGTAAGAGGTTTACATCAACATTCATATTTATTGCTGTTGAATCTTTAAGGCGGTCTTCACTTATAAATAGTACGTAGCTCATAATTATCTTGCGTTTATATATCCGTTATTTTTCATTTTTCTTGGTGGTGTTGCTACTAGCTTATCATTCTTCTTAGCTGTAAAGCCTTCTGACCTTGCTTTAGTATAACCAATCATATCAGCATCTTCTATCTTAGTAGTCTTAGATTCTCCTATTGTAGTCTTGAATATTCTACGACTCCAAAAATGGAAACATTGAGGTCCTCCTTTATAAAGCCATATAGAGTAAGTATTAGCTCCATCTCTGCCAAAGCCTGGATTAACTGCTTTACTTCCCATATTAATAATATCTTCTTTTCGGTAGAGCTTATTTTGACCTGTCATTTGTCTGCAAAATTCTCTTTTAGTTCCTGACTTATTAGTTAAGAAGTTATCTTGAGAATAAACATATCTAACTCTAAAGTAATCATACGACTTTTTAGAGATTCCATCTTGCTCAGACTTACGACTAGGAATTGCTCTACCTGTTGAAGCTAGTTCAATCTTTTCATTTGCTAGTTCGTTTAATACTTCTTCATAGTTAAAGTCTTGATGCTCTCCATCTACTACTTCTTCTTCTACTAATTCCCAATCCTCTGACATATCTTCTCCAAATTCTTCAATGAACTTAGAAAGTTCTGTAGCTTCTTGATGACCTTCACAAGCCATATAGACTGTCTTACCTTCGTAATCGTGTTCGTGATACCCTTCACACCCTAAAGACTTTGCACTTGCTAAGGCTTCTTCTATGGTATCAAATACAGGCTTTCCGTCTATCATACCAACTTTAGCAAAGTCTTGTTTATAATCTTCTGCTACATCTCCTTCTAATGGTGGTAATCCTATTTCTTCCCTTATTTCGTCTTGTGTCATTACATCTCTAATAGTTGCAGAATCAAATTGAATTGTAATTGGTTTAAGTTGTACGAACTGAACAGGCATATCCATATTGTTTACTTGGAATATCTTGTGCAATACTTTTAAGATTTGCCCTTGAAACGGCATTACCACAGTATTCAAGTAAAAATTAGAAGCGTTCAGAAGCTCGTCTGCGTTGCTTGAGAACCCATTTGCACTATCCAAGCCCATAAGTGTCTTAGAAGTAACCCTATGCCCACTGAGTATGTTGCTAGTAAGTAGTTCTTGGAGTGCTATATATTGCTTGTCTAAATCTGAAGGACTTATTGAAGTTATTTCAGGTACTCTTGTCTTGTCATCTGAGAACGTCAAAACGAATTTTCCTGCATTTTTTTCTGATGTAAATTTAGCTTCTAAACTTTGCTCTATTTGTCTTCTTTCTTCTGCTGTTGGGATTCCATTCGCGAAACTAATCATAAAGCTTCCTGTGAAGCCATTAGATATGTTATTTAAATGAAACTCTGAAACTTTAGAATCTATCAAACTCCAATTATTACAAGAGATGTAATCAGCCGTATAATAAGAATTCATATTAGGACTGTAAAGCCCTGTGTAAAGTATTTGATTAGGTGAAGTCCTGTCGTTTACATTAAAAGCAGGAACTCTATAAGGCTTGTTCGTTCTTGTATTTGCCCAATCTCCTGAAACGTAGTAACCTCTAGTCTTTCCAAATTCATCAGGTCTTTCACAACGAATCTTCTCTACAGGGATATGATAGATTTCTGCTATCTGTGTTCTGTCTTTTGACCATACAATATTTAGAGCAAACGCACCTTGAAGTTTAAAGTCAAATGATACCTTTTTTAATACTTCGTGTAAAGTTTCGTTACCATTAGCGTTATTCATAAAGTTTTGAAGCTTTACTCTTGCTTCTTCATCTCTATCATCTTCGTCTGTTATGACTATGTCTTCTCCACTAATCATTTCAGCAGTAGCATTTACGATAGCTGCCGTTATTGAACTAGAATAGTAAAGGTCAATTAAGAACTGTGGGTAAAGGTTTCGCCATTCGCCATTAGCGTCGCCGTACTCAATGTAATCTTTTCCTCTGACTTCTTGTACTAAAGGAGCTGTTGATGTGCTTAAATCTACCGAAATTATTTTATCCATATTATAAAGTTGAAAGTCTTGCGTTTATTCTGTTTGTTAAAGTTGAACTTGCTGAACTATATATTTGAATTTCTTTTATATCTCCATCAAATCCATTAGCATCAGTTTTTCTAACACCAATAGCATCTATATCAATAATACCTGGTATACTTGTTGTAAAATTTTGTTTAACACCATTATATGATAAAGAAAATGTATTTGATATTCTAGATATGACAATATATCCATCACCCCAAGTTCCTGAATCTAAAGCTAAAACACCCGAATTACCATCTATTTTAATTGTCATAGTTGAAGATGAAGATATTTTAAAAAGTTCGTTTGCTACTATATTGCTTGCTAAAAAAGTTCCATTATTACTAGTTGGTTTTATTCTAATACCTAAAGTAAAATCACTTCCGCCACTCATTGTACTTGAAGTTTCTAAGTTAGTTTTAGTAGCACCATCAAAAGTTAAAGCTCCTATTGTAGGGTCATAAGCAGGTTGTTCAGATAAAGTATTTTGTACCATATCTCTACCATTGGTAGAACTATCATTCCATCTATTTACATCAGAACCATTTAAGATAATACCAACTTTATTTTGATACCAAGCTTGAAGTGTAGACTCGTCAGTAGGTGTCCAAGTAGAGCTAATAGGCTTTGTTGATACTAAAGATAATGCTTGTTTAAGTGCTAACATTATATTACTTGGTCATAATAGCATAAAGCTAAGCCACTTGTCATAGTCAAGGTATTTACATTTAAAAATAATGTTGTGCCTGCCGCATAAGTCTGAACAAGACTTGCTACCGAACTTCCTGCTGCTGAAGTTACATTAGAAGCAGTAATTACTGTTACTACTGATTCGATTGGAAAGTGAATACAATAATAGTCTTTTCCTGACATTGCTGTAGTTGTAACTACATCACATCTATTCTTTCCTAATTGCTCTGTTAAGAGTTGTTGTACATTTTCTATTGCCATAATTTTAATTTAATCGTTATATATATAATTAGTGTCTTTTGGTGATTCGTGTTGGGTGTATCTTACTTGCTCATCTCCTATTGGTTCTTCTATTAATAGTTTTCCTATTTCTATTGGTGCTTCAAATGGTGTTACATAACCACTTGTAGGACTATTACCTGTACCATTCCAAGTAAAGATTATATTACCATCATCTAAACCATTACCACAAGTTGCATCGTACTCGTTATTTGAAGCCATAATATATCCTCCTCTAAATTGTTGAGGTTTTCTTACTGCTATTACGTCATTATATTGTTCATTAAAAGTGCCGCCTGTAAATACTTGAACATTGTATTTCTGAGAGTCTGCTATTCCTGTTCCTGTTTCAACTGTCATAACTACTGTTTCAGGTTTTGTTTTTATAATGTAAGAGTAGTTTCTTTTTTGAGAAATAAATCTAATTTCTTGTCCTACATCAAGAAAAGATTGCATTGTAAAAGTAGCAGTATCTATATTTCGTTCTACTTTTGTAAAAATTATATTTCTAACTCCTTTACAAGCAAAATCAGTTATTAATGCAGTAATAGAAGTAAGTGCATTTGCAAAAGCAGGAACGAATGGGTTTTGTGGTGGGTTGCAACTTGAAAGTTCTAAAATTGTATATGAAGATGCAGTTAAATTAGCAATGGTATAGTTATCTACATCTAAAACATCTGCTTCTTTTACTGTATTAGAGCTATCATAACACACCCAAAATCCTTTATTTAATGTGTCAAATAATTTACAGTTACTAGTTGATTCACCTTCCCATATCCAAAAAATTTCATACTTCCAATAACCTGTTTCATCAAAATTTACTATTCCATCAAAAACCGAATTTGATGTAATTCCTGAATTAAAAATTTCAAATTTAGCATATCTATCATTTATAGTAACGTTTTGTGCGTATGCAAATTTTACAGTACCAGACATATCATTGGTAAACTTAATTAGATATTCACTTTGCCAAAATGTTGTAGGTATCAAAGATGCTTTATATTGTTCAGCATCTTTTAATGTAACATAAAAAGTATAGGTATTATCCTTGTAAGTTGCTTTGAGCATAGTATATAATAGAAAAAGTGTGTTTTTATTTGGTATAAAGAAAAAGGGTAACAATTAAGCTACCCTTTTAAGATTATAAGAAAACAGATAAGAAATTTAAGATGTAACTATTGAACCAAAATTAAACCCAGCATTTGTGAACGGTCCTGTTGCTATAGGGTAATCTGCTACCATTGGAAAAGGTGCTGCTTCTATTCCGTCAAAAGTAAGAGTATATCCTCCTCTATCTCCCCAAGCTGCGCCAGAATCCATAGTTCCTGCATTAAGCTCCATACCATTAGTTACTCCTAAAGCAACTATTACATCTGTTCCTGAAGGTAAAGTTGCATTTAATTGAGCAAAACATACAAGTTTTGTTGCTCCTAAAAGTTTGATTTGGTTTTGGTCTTCTTTTGTAAGTCTGTTAAGAATTACGCTCAAAGAAGGCGTATAGTAAATAGTTCCGTTCTCACGACTACCTACGATTGTATCTGTTAAACTAGCTACGCCTAAAGGCATAGTATATCTGTATAAGTCAGATGAACCCATTTCTAAGTCAGTAACTTCTCCATCTGTAACAGGAAGTCCTGTTGTTTCTATTGGTGCTGTAAATTGGTCGTAAACTCCGAAATAAACGAATTTAATTCCTCCACTGATTCTATTACAGTCGAGTCCCCTACCTTTTGTTATTGTTCCACAAGCCATTCTATTGTATTTTTTAGGTTAAGGGAGGAGAGGTTTTACCCCCTCCTTCCGTATTATTTATTTAATTACGATACAAGTACAACGTCAGCTCCAATACCTACTTGAACACCTCCACTGTAACGAGCTAATAAACGAATATTATCTGACCCATCCAAAGTAGACATATCTAAAAGGTCAATTCTTGAAGTTTGGTCGCTTAACAAGTCAGTTCCGAAGAATAAGTTGCTTCTTTCTGCTGCTACTAAAACGTCATTAGACATTCCATTACAAACTGCAATTTTGATTCCTTCAAATACTGCATCATAATCATTGTTCATAGAGTATGCATTTACATATCCCATAGCAGAAACTGCTTGAATGTATAATCTGTAAGACTTAGGACTCATATAGATGTAAAGGTCTTCTTTTGTGTAAACTGCTGTAGGGATAGATGCTGTACAGTTTTGTAAGTTCTCAATAATGTTTCCTGCTGAGAAAGCCGTTCCTGCACCTCCTACGTTAGCTACATCAACTACTGTGTTACCTGCTTGTACTAATCTACCAACTGCTCCTCCTGTTACAAAACCTGTGAATTCTCCTGCTGTTCCGTTATTACCTACCCATATAGAGTTTTCTGTTGCATCTGCAATAGTTTCTCCAATGTAAGAAATTACATAGTCATCAAAAGATGCAGGTGGTGGTGCTCCTGCTCCTGCTCTCATTTGTAAAGCTTCCCAAGAAGAAAGTAAAGTTTGCTTACATAAATCACTCTGAACCATTAAGTTCTTAGGCTCTAAAACAGCCTCAGTCATTGTAAGTGTTCCTGCTAAGTTTACATCACAAGTTGCGTCCTGAACCATTGATGCTGCATTCATTTTTTGAATGTTGCTTTTATATTTGATATTTTCTATCATTGTTAGAAACTCCATAGAGTTTGCTGAACGAAGTGCTTGCGAGATATAGAATCCTGCTGCCTTCCCTGCGTAATTTGATGTTACTGCTAAAGCCATAATTTTTTTTGTTTTTAGTTATTTTAGTTATATAAATTATAAAGGTATTGTTCCCTTTTTGTCATTTTTGATATTTCTCTTTTAGATAAAGAAACCTTAGTAGCTTCTGAACTAAATTTATTTGTATCTAAAGGAGCTGATGCAGGAGATTCTGCTAATTCAGTCTTTAGTCTTTCGTTTTCTGCTTTTAATTCTGCGAACTCAACTACTTCTGTTGTCTTAATAGATTTAGGATTTGTAGAAGGAGCAACAACTTCTTCAGCCATTTCTTCAACCTCATCATCTCCTCCGTCTTTATCTCTTTTAAGGTCAGCAACGGCATCTTCTAAGTTCTGAATTCTTTTTTCCATACCTGCCCAATCCTCAACATCAGCTTCTTCAGCTAATTCCATTTCTTCTTCAACTACTTCTTCTTCAGTTTCGCTTTCAATAACTTCAGCAACGATACCTTCTTCCTCTACTCTGAAAGATACTCCTGTATCAGTCTTGTAAGTTCCAACAGGTAATAAGATAGTAGTACCATCTTCAGTTAAAACAGAAATATCAACTCCTGCTTCTAATTCTTCAGCTGTTGAAACGAAAATAGTTCCGTCTTCTGATTTAGCTTGATAAGCCATTGTTACATCTTCGCCTTTATCAAGACCAAGTGCTACCAATATTTGATTTTTTAAATCCATAGTTTTGTTTTAAGTTCTGTTATATAATAGAATAGTTATTGTTCTGTTTGATTTTTAAACTTTTTGTGCAGCTATACTTTTCTTAGTAAGTTCTTTACCTAGCTTACTTGCATTTGTTAATCTTTTTTTAAAATCAGCTATTTCAGGAATATCAACTCCTAATTCTTTAGCCATTTTTTCAGCTTTTTGTATAGTTTCAAGTTGTGAGTCTGCTTTAAGAATTGCGTTCTTACTTATACGTTCAGCTTCATCCCCTGCACCACTTAAAATACCCTTGACTCTTTGTATGTCGTCATAAATTTTACCAATTTGTTTTTCAGTACTATCTAAAATTCCCAACTCAATCTTCTCAGTCTTCAGTTCAGTTTTGTTTTCTCTTACTAGCTTGTTTAAAGCACTTAGTATTTGTTCTGTTGTTGGTTGTTTTTTGTTCATTTGTTCAAATTTATTAGTAAAGTAGCCTTCTATTGAAAGACCTTTTAATTCTCCTGCTTTTATCTTTTCCCAAAGTTCGTCATTCTCAATCTTCATCTTAACGAACCAAGTACCATTAGGTAAGTCGTAGCCATATAACTTGGACTTATCACTATCTCCTTCCTTAATCCAAGATTCAACTGTTAAAACGCCTGAAACTCTATCTTGGTGTTGGTATGTAGCCTTGTGGTGATTGTTATGTTTTAAATAAAGCTCAGATGCTTTACGGACTGTATCAGGACTAAAATATACATAGTAATCTGAGTCTGTGTTTGGGTCGTGTCTAAATATTTGTTTATTAGGAATCAAAGCAGGACTAACTAGCATACGCTTTTCTTCATCTACCTTTGCAAATGTCAAGTTGTTCTTTTCTTTACCAAAGAATACAAAGTCTTGCTCTATTGCAGGACTCGTTACTAGACTGATAGCGTCTATTGCAAGTTCTTGACTATCGTCTGCAATTACTAATTCTACTATTTTAGTTTCTTTCATATCTTCATAATAGTCTTTATTGTCAGCTTCACAATCAGCTTTTGAGTCATACTTACAGCTTCCTGTCTTTCCCCATTTAT